AAAAACGCGAAGACTGATCGTGTCATTGCAATCGAGCCTTCATGGAACCTATGGTTCCAGAAGGGTATCGGCGCGATGATCCGTCGTCGGTTAAAGCGTGTTGGTATCGATCTTAATGATCAAGGTCACAATCAGCGTCTATGTCGACTCGGTTCTAAGTTTAATAACTTAGCAACGATCGATTTTTCAGCAGCGTCTGATACCATCTCTTCCGAGTTGGTGTTACAGTTGTTGCCATCACGCTGGTTCAATGTCCTTTACTCCTTAAGATCTCCGCTAGGTAATATCAATGGCGATCTAATTGAATATGAGAAGTTCTCCTCAATGGGGAACGGCTACACGTTCGAACTAGAAAGTCTTATCTTTTACGCACTCGCTTGCGCGTGCGTTCCAGATGACCAACATAATTCTGTTTCCATTTACGGAGATGATTTAATCATCCCGTCCGCTTACTATGATAAGTGTCGTCGACTGTTTGAGTTCTGCGGGTTTAGTATAAACCTGCAGAAGTCTTTCTTCGACGGCTACTATCGTGAAAGCTGTGGTAAACATTATTGGGCTGGACATGATATCACCCCTCTGTACTTAAAGGAGCTTATTTCCAATGAATCATCAGTCTATAAAGCACATAATGCGATTCGGCGTTACAGTTCTCGCCTCTATTCTAGTGGCGATGGTTGTGACGCTCGTTTTCGCGGTATTTGCACTTTCCTTCGGTCATATTGTAAGAGAGATCTTCGTCAGATTCCCCTTATGATACCCGATGGTTTCGGAGATGGAGGCTTCGTCGTTAATTTTGACGAAGCCTGCCCTCCCCGCCTAAGACATGGTGAGGAAGGATTCAAGATTAAAATCTTAGTCGAGAAACCTTTTGATCATTGGTATGACTCCCACGGTCTTCTTTTAAGTCGACTGTGGTGTACGAGGTCTAGTGGAGAATCTCATGGTAATATCGAGATTCTTCCTAGGCGGACGAGGCACAAGACCGTTAAGTCACGTGTCTCGGTTTGGCGTAATTTAG